TGAGCGACGGAACAATAGGTCTTTATAGTAACAATATATTTGTTAAAAAAAATTATGGAATATCTGGTTTTGGTAGAACTGTCTATCTAATAGCAAAAAACACTTCTGGAGTAGATGAGACATTATGTTTCTTAAATGGAATATTGATTGATTATTAATTAAAAAGGAAAAATAAAAATGTTTAACTATAAAAGTGAGAAAGAAATAAAAGAAATTCTTATAAAAATAGATAATACTTTAAATGAAATTGAAGTGAAAGGAAAAAATGTTGAAAACTTATTTCTCGCAAGAGCCGCATTAAAAGACATCTTTGATAATTTGAAACCATTAGAAGATATTCCAAAAGAAAAGGAGGAGTAATATGTCTTATTTAAGTTTTAGTACACTTAATTCTCTTGATGAGTTTTCTTTTATTGCGGGTAATACTTACACTTTAGAATTTACGGTATTTGAAGAAAACGGAATTACTCCTGTTGACTTATCTGGGGCAACCATAGTGTGGACTCTTTGTCCATATGGACAGCCTACTTATTCGGTATTGCAAAAAACTGGATCAATAACAGGAGCAAATACTTTTTCTGTTTCCTTGACGGCCGCAAATACGTTATCTCTATCAGGAAAATATATTCATCAGCCAGTCATAACTTCTTTTGCGGGAAGCGTATATAGACCTGCTCAGGGCGTTGTCTTAATCCTGCCCGCTGTGGCTACAACATAGGAATAATTATGGATAATAGTTTTAGAAAAATGCAGTTTTCTGGAATATATGAAATTAGAAATTTAATAAATAACAAGCGATATATTGGAAGTTCATATAATATACATAAGAGATGGTTGGGGCATAGATGGGACTTAGAGAATAAACGTCATCATTCCAAACATCTCCAATTGTCTTGGGATAAATATGGTTCAGATAATTTTCAACTGTTTTTATTAGAAGAGACAAATATAGAAAATCTTGAAGAAAGAGAAATATATTTTGTCTTTCTCTACAATTCAACAAACGGAGAATTTGGATATAACGAAACAAGTGGAGGAAAAGGTTGTCCTGATAGAAAAATGTCTCCTGAAACAAGAAAAAAAATATCAAACTCTAATAAGGGAAGAAAATTATCAGAAGTATCCAAAAGCAGAATATCTGAAGCAGGGATTGGCAGAAAACATACAGAAGAAACAAAAAAGAAGATGTCCGAAACTCACAAAGGGAAACCGATATTTGCTTTGAGAGGAAAGCCCTGTTTAGAGTGGGTTAAGGAAATTGTCAGGAAAACTCATTTGGGTATAAAAAGGAAACCTGAAACCGGAGATAAAATTTCTGAATCTAAAAGAGGAAGAAAAGTAAATAAAACAACAAGTAGCAAGTATGTTGGTGTAAGTAAATTCAAAAATAAATGGAAGGCATACATATCAGTGAATAAAAAAAGAATAAATTTAAAAGATCATAACTCAGAAACAGAAGCGGCAATAGCATACAATAAAGCCGCCATAAAACATTTTGGTAAAAATGCAAAATTAAATATTATAAAGGAGGATTAAGCTATGATAACTTATTACAGCGCAAATTTGTTATAAAGTTTGCCTTTACAGTGATGTAATGAAAATAAACATAGTGAACTATCAAATGATAGGTGTATATTCAACATTAGGATTCGTAGGAAATGACGAATAGTGAATATGCTAACAGGGAAACTCTAAGGACAAAATCTACGACAATCCTGTGCCAAGGGCGGAGAAATCCGTCAAGGTGAAACGACCATTCCGAAAGGAAGTAGATTTACAGTGAAACTCTGTATTTCGAAGTGCTATGCTCTGGTGAAAATCAGATGAAGATATGGTCTAGTCCCCTGCTAAATATCGGGAAACCGAGGGTGCAGACGAGAATATTAGATAGAAACTTCGGTGGGACATCATATACACCACCCACAACAATGTATTTTGGTTTATCAACAACGTCTATTGCGATTGATGGAACGGGAGCAACGGAACCATCAGGTGGTGCTTATGCAAGAGTTGCATTGGTAAATGATAAAACCAATTGGGGAACAGCATCTAATGGCTCATTAACAAATAGCAACCCGGTTACCTTTGTTGAAAGTACTGCGTCATGGGGAACCATTACTTACGTGGCAATATGGGATGCATTGACGGTTGGGAATCTTTGGTTTTTTGATGTTTTAACTCCATCAAGAGCAGTAGCGTCGGCAACAACTGTTTTGTTTGCTGTTGGAGCAATTACGGTTCAAATGAATAACTCTTAGGATATAGGAGTTATTCATATGTCCATAAATTCAAATAAGAAATCTTTTTCTTTATTAACTAAGGTAACAAAAACTTTCTCTATTTACATATCGAATTTCCAAACAGCTACAACTCTTATATTTAGAATTATACAACAAATAAGTATCTCTTTTGTTATGTCTTCTATTCAAAAATTAGTTTCAGTTCTAAGTGTCAAAAAAATTAGAATAACAATTTCAATTGTTAAACTTATAGCAAATATAACACAAACTATCAACTCAAAATATATCAGGATAACATATGTAATAAGAGAAATAATGAAATTTGTTACGATAATAGGCGTTGAAGTACCGATTGAATTTATATCAAAAGCAAGACAGAAAATTATAACAATATTATACCAAGGAATACTATCTATTTCCGCAACCGCCGTTTATGCAATATTGTTTCTTTTATCTCAATTTGACCCACAAACGTTGGGAACTTTAGACGCTGAGACTCTCGGAGATATGGATTATTCATTAGTATAATTATTGTTTAGAAAGGAGAAATAACACATGACAACTTCGACTCCAAACTTAAGTTTGGTGTTATATGATTCTAGTGGAGACCAATCTGCTACTTTTGCAACATGGAGAGCTGTAATAGATGGGCCTGCATCGTCAAGTAATTTTTATAAGATAGATACCGCATATGGTGTTCAGGCCGCTCAAATAACGAGTTTACAAGGAACAAGAGGGGCAATTCCTGTTGCGTCAGTTTTTCAATCTGCCAATTTTTATTCTGTTACGGGTATTACCGCGATAACAGCATATACAACAGGAATGACCATTATATTAAGTGTAGATGTGGACTCGTCTGATACAGTAACATTAAACATAAATTCTTTGGGTATTAAATCGGTTATGAAAACGGATAGTTCTGGAACTCCAATAAATTTAACGGGTTCTGATTTAAATACTGGAAGATATTATTTGTTTATATATGATGGAACCAGATGGATGTGGGTATCTTCCAATAGTGCGGATCAAATAAATATAGTTGGAACATCTGGAAATCTTGTTACTGTTAATAGTGATAACACATTATTAGGAACGCTAACTCAATCTCTTATGATTTCTCAAACTATTAATTCTGCGGCAAACAAGGCTACGCCCGTAGATGCGGATAGATTTGCAATTTGGGATAGTGCGGCTAGTATCTTGAAACATACTACGTTTGCGAATATAAAATCTGTTCTTTTAACATATTTTTACACAATTTTTCCAGCAAAAGACGGATGGATGCCAGTATCAGACACGTGGACGTATGCGAGTACGACTACAATCACAATACCGTCTGACGGAACAACCACTTACCAGAAGGGAATGAAAATCAGATTCAAACAGGGCGGAGCATATAAATACCTGCCCATCAAAACTGTTGCCGCTACCTTATTGACAACGTTCACAACATCTGATTATTCAGTTGCGAATGCCGCTATAACCGACATAGCGTATTCGTTTTATGAAACCCCGTTAGGCTGGCCAGATTGGTTTAACTTTACTGCAACTTGGACAGGTATTACTGGTAGTGGAGCATCTGTGGTTAGATATTCTGTTCATGGAAACATTATGAATTGTGTTGGAAGTTACACATTTGCCGCTGATAGCGCAGTAACTGGAGATGTTCATGCCACAGTTCCTGCCACAGTTCAGGACACAACTAAGATAGTAACTAGTGCTGAATTTAAGGACGCGACAGCATCTATTTCACCCGGAACTCTTCTTGCTTCGTCTGACGTTTATATGAGGGTTCCAAATACAGCAAGCACCTATTCTGTAAATAACGTTTTATCTTCCACAGTACCTTTTACGTGGGCTATAAATGATATTATTAGATTTGGTATAGTGTATGAGTGGTAGTAAAAAGAAATTGATAACAGAAAATCTTAATAAAAATATTCCCTCAATAATTTTGAGGGAATATTTTTTACTGTTTTAAATAAAATGCGTCTTTTATTCACTCTTTGAG